ATCCCCGGATATCGTGCTGTGGGCCATGTCGAACGGGAAACCTTCGCCGCAGCCACTCTCGTGGCGCGGATGGAAGACGCGTCCCTGGATCAGGCTGTTGTCTGGGACGATGTTGGAACCTTCGACGGCCGCCCGTGGCGCGGCGCGGTGGACATCGTTACTGCGGGCTATCCGTGCCAGCCGTTCTCGGTCGCGGGCAAGCGCCGGGGCGCGGATGACCCGCGGCACCTCTGGCCGCATGTCGCCCGCATCATCGGCGAGGTCGAGCCGCCCTTCGTCTTCCTCGAAAATGTCGCCCATCATCTCCGCCTCGGCTTCCCCGAGGTCGCCTCAGGACTGGTCGGCATGGGCTACCGCCTTGCGGCAGGCCTCTTCACGGCGGCGGAAGTCGGCGCGCCCCACAGGCGCGAGCGGCTCTTCATCCTCGCCATCCGCGAGCACGACGAGCTGGCCGACCCCGCGCGCCTGCTCTGGAACCCGGTCGAGTGGCGGGAACCGGACCGAGATGCTGCGGCTCTGGCCGACGCCGAGGGCGAGCGCCAACGAGAACCGGCAGACCAGACCGACGCCGTCGCAGGCAGCGGGGCAGCACGGCATGAACCTGGCGACGACGGCCGCTCTCTGGCCGACGCCGCAGATCGACAGCTTTCGCAGCCGGGGCGGCGAGAGGCGCGACGAGAAGGGTCTGGACCGCATGGCGCGGGACTGGCCGACGCCGATGGCGAACGACGGCTGCAAGCCGAGCGCGGGCAACCGCCGGACGGCCGACCTGACCCATGCGGCGGGGATGTGGATGACGCCGACGGCGCGCGATCACAAGGACGGAGCCACGACATTGGCGAACACGCCGGTGAACGGCCTGCTTGGCCGCCAGGTCCTGGTGACGCCGATGGCTGGGCGCGATACCTCCGATGCGCGCCGGACGCTGAACCCGCTGTTCGTCGAGGCGCTGATGGGCTGGCCCACCGGGTGGACAGGCTTCGGCTCTGTGGCAACGGCGTGGTCCCGCTGGTTGCAGCGCATGCGCTGCGAACTCTCGCGGCTGAATTGCTGGCCGATGGATGAGGCGGCGACATGAAGCAATCCCGCCTCATGTCGCTGGTCGAGTCCGTCGCCAACGTGATCGTCGGCTACGGCGTCGCAGTTGCGACGCAGATCCTGATATTCCCGGTCTTCGGGCTGCACACGACGCTGGCGCAGAACCTGAAGATGGGCGCGGTGTTCACAGTGGTGAGCATAGCGCGGTCTTACGTCCTGCGGCGACTGTTCGAGGCGATGCGTACAAAAAACTCTCCGTCACTCGATAACTCGGGCTAACGCCAGCTTGCCGAAGTGCTTATCTTCGTTGCGATAAAGCACAGAGGTTGAACATGGCCCGAGGTAAACCTGTTGAAATCGCGACCCGCAGCTTCGACAACCAGTCGAAGGCGACAGAATTTTTTCGCGAGATGTTGGGTCGCTACAAGGCCGGTGACCGGGTCTCCGATGATGACGCTCTGGACTTGTCAGCATTGCTTGAGCGCCATGATGAGTACCCGCAGAAGGTGGGCAAAGGCGTCGATCATTTCGAAGTTATGGCAACAGAGCACGGGACGAACTGCTTCAGGATCGTCCGCATTGATGGCACGGGAACGGACTTCTCCTACAGGCACTGCATCACCCAACGGCCGCCAAGCAGAAAGCAAGAGGTTTCGGCGGCTTTTCGTCGAGTCATTCAGCTCGATCTATATGCTGCCCGTGACAAGTTCTTTTCCGATCATCGTGGTGAGGACGGCAAAGTCTCGTGCGCCGTGACACGTGAAAGGATTGTACGGGACGAAGCGCACATGGATCACAGGCCGCCAATGACCTTCGAAGTCATCGTCACAACCTTCCTTGAAGGGCGTGGAATGAGTCTCGATCAGGTGCCGATTACATCAGGGCTAGACGAGCAAGTATCGCCAGAAGTCACCGATGGGGTTTTGGCTGAAGCATTTCGCGGCTATCACTCGCGAGTTGCGAAGCTTGATATCGTGAAAAGTGCGATCAACCTTGCACAGTCATCCCGCAACAGGATCAAGGACGGCCGGGTGAAGCTGACCTAACCCGACCGTCTGGGGTCCCGGTCTTTCACAAGATCCGGTAGGCCCGCCCACGTCCTTCGAACTTCTCCGAGGTCACTTCGAGTCCGAGTTTCTTCTTTAGCGCCCCGGCCATCGCGCCGCGCACCGTGTGCGACTGCCAGCCCGTCGCGGCCATCATCTCCTCGATGGTAGCACCTTCCGGCGCGCGCAGCTTGGCGATCAGGGTGGCCTGCTTGGTGCCCTCGCGCGGCGTCCGCGTCTTGGGCGCGGCCTTCGGTTCGGTGGGGGTGTCCGGCGCGGGCGCCTCGGTCGGCGCGTCCGTCGCGCCCGCAGGCGCGGTGTTCGCGTCCTCGGTCTCGATGCCGATGGCGGCGAGGCCTGCGTCGGTGGCGACCAGCGTGACGCCGTGGCCGTCGCCGGTCTCGCGCCAGACGGGCTCGCCCTTGCGCATGTCGGCATCGACCTCTTCGAGGAAGCCCTTGGCGAGCATCGCGCCGACCACCTTTGCGGCGGCGCCGCCGCGCAGGCTCTCGGGCAGCGGCAGGGCGATGTGCTCGGGCCGCTGGGCGGCGGCGCTTAGGATCAGGGCTTGGGTGTCGGAAAGCTTGGTCATCGTCGTCTCCCGTATCGGGGCGCGCGGGATGCGGGCCCTTCTACGAGGTCGAGCCCGCCAGTCGGCGGGCGGGACCGGGAGCGGGTCGTCTCACTCGGCGTGTTCGCCTTCCCTGAAGGCCATGTCGGTGATCTCGCGCAGCTTGGAGCGGTAGTGGTTCAGGGTGCCGACATGACCCCAGTTGATCTCGTCAGGGTGGGTCTCGAAATGGTCCGCGCTCAGGGCCACGAGCCGATCCAGCATCGCGTCGATCTCGGACTTGGCGGCGATGAAGGCGTCGAGGGCTTTCGCGTTGTCCTGTGCGCGGCGGGTCATCGGGCTGGCTCCTTGGTGAGTTGCATCGCTTCGTTGGAGGGACGTTCGCTCTGTCCGCCGCGCTTATCAACTCGATAAGCACATGATCTTGAAAGATAATCGGAGCCGTTGATGCAGGGCATGAGCGAGCGCCAGTACGCCGCGCATGTCGGGCTGTCGCGGGGCGCGATCCAGAAAGCGAAGACCGCCGAGCGCCTGGTCCTCTATCCCGACGGCAGCATCAACGCGGCGGCCAGCGACGCCAGACGTGCCGAGACGACGGACCCATCGAAGACGAGAAAGCCGCCCGCGCCGAAGATGAAGCCCGTCCCCGAGGCTGCCGTTGCCGCGGTCGGCGACACGCTGCGCGAACAGGGGCTGGCAGTCCCCGCCGTGGGTGGTGGCACGACCTTCCTGCAGGCGAAGACCGCGAACGAGGTGCTGAAGGCGCAGGAACGGCGCATCCGGCTCCAGAAGCTGAAGGGGGAGTTGATCGAGCGGGCCCGCGCGCTGGCGCTGGTGTTCCGGCTGGCGCGGGAGGTGCGGGACGCTTGGGTGAACTGGCCCGCGCGGTCATCGGCATTGATGGCGGCGGAACTGGGCGTGGAACCGGCCGCAATGCAGAAGGCCTTGGAAAAACATGTCCGTGCCCACCTCGACGAGCTTGCCGAGGTCCGGCCTGATTTCCGGTGATGATGATGGCCTGACGGGCTTTGACGGCGCGGCGGAGATTCTGCGCACCTGGGGCGCGGGGCTGACGCCGGACCCTGACCTGACGGTGTCGCAGTGGGCGGACAATCATCGGATGCTGTCGGGCCGGGCCTCCGCGGAGCCGGGGCGCTATCGCACGGCCCGCACGCCTTACATGCGCGAGATCATGGACCGGCTGTCGCCCGGCGACGTGATGCAGCGGATCGTGTTCATGAAGGCGGCGCAGGTCGGCGCGACCGAAGCAGGCAACAACTGGATCGGCTTCGCCATCCACCAGGCGCCGGGTCCGATGCTGGCAGTCCAGCCGACGGTGGAACTGGCAAAGCGCAACTCGCGCCAGCGCATCGACCCGCTGATCGATGAGAGCCCCGAGCTGCGGGAAAGGGTCAAACCGGCGCGATCCCGCGACGCGGGCAACACGATGCTGTCGAAGGAATTCGCGGGCGGCATCCTGATCATGACCGGCGCGAACTCGGCAGTGGGGCTGCGGTCCACCCCAGCGCGGTACATCTTCCTCGACGAGGTCGATGCCTATCCGGCCTCGGCCGACGAGGAAGGCGACCCGGTCACGCTGGCCGAAGCCCGGTCGCTGACCTTCGCCCACCGGCGCAAGGTGTTCCTGGTCTCGACGCCCACCATCCGGGGGCTGTCGCGCATCGAGCGGGAATACGAGGCCAGTGACCAGCGCCGGTTCTTCGTGCCGTGCCCGCATTGCGGCGCGATGCAGTGGCTGAAGTTCGACCGGCTGCGCTGGCAGAAGGGCCGCCCGGAGACGGCGGAGTATCACTGCGAGGGCTGCGACGCGGCAATCGCGGAACACCACAAGACGGCGATGCTGGAGGGCGGCGAATGGCGGGCGACCGCCACAGCTGCCGATCCGACCACGGTCGGGTATCACCTCTCGGCGCTCTACTCGCCGATCGGCTGGCTGAGCTGGGAGCGGATCGTGCGGGCATGGGACGCAGCGCAAGGGTCGGACGAGGCGATCAAGGCGTTCCGCAACACGATCCTCGGCGAGACATGGGTCGAAACCGGGGAAGCGCCGGACTGGCAGCGGCTCTACGACCGCCGCGAGCGCTGGACATCCGGCATGGTGCCTGCGGGCGGGTTGTTCCTCACCGCCGGTGCCGACGTGCAGAAGGACCGGATCGAGGTCGATGTCTGGGCCTGGGGTCGTGGTCTTGAGTCGTGGCTCGTCGACCATGTCGTGATCGAGGGCGGGCCGGATCGGCATGACGCGTGGTCGGAATTGACCGCGCTACTCGACCGGTCCTGGCCGCATGAACGCGGCGCGCAGCTTCGGATCGCGCGGCTCGCCATCGACACCGGCTATGAGGCCCCGGCGGTCTATTCCTGGTCGCGGGCGCAAGGCTTCGCGCAGGTCTCGCCTGTCAAGGGCGTCGAGGGGTTCAACCGCTCCAGCCCCGTCTCGGGCCCGACCTTCGTCGACGCGACCGAGGGCGGGAAGCGCCTGCGGCGCGGGGCGCGGCTCTGGACCGTGGCGGTCTCGACCTTCAAGGCCGAGACCTACCGCTTCCTGCGGCTGGCGCGCCCGACCGATGAGGACATGGCCGACGGGGCGGCCTTCCCGCCCGGATCGGTGCATCTGCCGCACTGGGTCGAGAACGAATGGCTCAAGCAGTTCGTGGCCGAACAGCTGGTCACGGTGCGCACCAAGCGCGGCTTCGCCCGGCTGGAATGGCAGAAGCTGCGGGAGCGCAACGAGGCGCTGGATTGCCGGGTCTACGCCCGCGCCGCCGCCTGGATCGCGGGCGCGGGGCAGGCCCACAAACATCAGCACATCTCCAGTGCCGTGGACTGGGAGAATTTCGGCGCGGCAGATGCCGCAGACAGGGCCTTTGCCGAGGCCGGGCTCACACGCGACAGCATCGAAATCCTCGGGATCTACGACAGCTTCACGGTGACGCTGGCGATGCTGCTCGAGGAAACCGGTTTTGCGCCACGCGGCGGCGCAGGGCGGCAAGTCGCCTCGGGGTTCCATGACGGGCCGGATCAACCGCTGAACACCCATGGCGGCTTGCTGAGCTATGGCCATCCGGGTGTCGCGGGCGGCATGGCCCATCTCGTCGAAGTAACACGGCAAATGCAGCGCCGTGCAGGGTCCCGGCAGACGGCGGGCACGGCAAGGTCCGCCTATGTGCACGCGGATGGCGGTGTGCTTTCGGCCCATGTCGGGCTTGTGCTGGCAACTGATCGGGGCTGA